AGGTTGAATATCTACTGTCATTTTATTTTAATTTAATGTAACGAGATCCAGTTACTACCGTCATATACGTTTAATCTACTGTTAGTAGTATCATATACCATCAATCCGGTTGCTGGACTTACTATGGAGGTCATTTGCGCATTTGTCATTGTAGGAGGTAGGAAACCTTTTGTGGTGCTAGTAGCTTGTAAAATTGCGGATGCGTTTGCAGCAACATTATTTCCGAAATTACCCGAACCAATTGTCGAAAACCCACCACCTCCATAAAATATATGTGAATTTGCGCCACTCCATCCGGTGCTCTCTTGAATAGCCATATCACCGGTAGCATTAAATATGCCAAATGATTTTACAACTGTTCCAGCTCTATTAAATACAATATATGGATATGTTGAATTGCTTATGTTAATTCCAGCATTAGTACCACTATTTGCAACTCTTACGGCAATACCAGCACCACCCTCAATTTGTAATTTCTGCCCCCCGTCTGTGGTTGTGCCGATGAGTACGTTGCCTCCTGATTTAATAATCATTCGGTCGTTAGTATTGTTAGAACCTAAACTCAAATCTCTACTTCCCGAACCCCTAATATAAAGTGCTGAACTATTACCAAGTATTACACCACTTGTACCAGTAGCAAAACTTATAGTTTGAACATAAGTTGATGATGTTGTACTAAATGATAATCCTACGGTAGTATCTGCATAAACAGAATAATTAACCGTAGTTTCATCGCTTGACAATAACCTAAAACCACCTGCGTTGGTAGTATTGTGTCCTCTTAAAACTAGTGATAATTGACTAGCTGCGGCAGCGGATTGAATAGTTAAAAATGAATTGGATGTGGGTGAAGTAGTACCAATTCCTACGCTGCCAGTCGCATCTACATAAATTCCTTGCTGTCCAGCTGTTCCGCTTATGTTTCCTAATCTATAAATGTTATTTGTAAAATCACAGCTAATACCTCTCGTGTTAAATGAAGATCCCCAGTAAGTGCGCAGCGTATTGTTAGGGGCATCAATCATCAAGCCAATATCATTTGTAGATAGTGGGCTATTTCCTTGCAAGGTTAATCTGTTGCCAGTTCCTTGCTTTGTTATGCTGTACCTAGTCGCTGTTGTACCAATATCAAAAAACTCTATGGCGTTTGATCCATTAAATAAGCTGTCATAAGTTAGGATCAATGTATTGTCGGTAGTATTGCCCCGATCTGTTACCGTTTGCAAAGTATCTACTTCCGGACTGCTAGTAGCTGCGATTTGAATCCAGGCTGTGCCAGTATCACGGTAAATTCCGGTACTGGGGTTGTCCGTGTCAATAAATACACGGCCAGGCTGTCCGGCTGCCGGGCGGTTAGCCAGGGCGGCGGCGTGAATAGCTGGCGTTGCCAGCTGATTATTAACCGAAAAATTTACCTTAAAACCACTCATCCGATATATCGTTTGAATACTACTGTCAGCTGGGGATTGCTGCCAGCAGCAAAGTTAAATTCATATACTTTTACCAGCATCTCATCTTTATTCCCATCAATAGCCAGGGTTTGATTGGGTGCTAGTAGTACGTTATCAACAGAAACATTTACAGATCCGCTATTAATGAAAATAACGCTGTTACAGTTTGTATCTGTTTGGCTGTTTGCATAAAACAGCTTTGTTTCTGTTATGTATTGTTGGCAGGCCATTATTTACACATTTTTTGATCTGCGGCGTATTTTTCCGCGTCTGTTTTCATATCCGGCAAAAATGTGGTACGATCCACAACATCGGCCACAATTTCCCGGGCTTCCTGGGCTGATCGCTGCGCGCTTGCGCCGCTTGGCGTTGTGCTGGCTGCGCCACCACCACCACCGGGCAATAATGGCTTGCCCTGGCTTTTTCTAAACCAGTACCAAGCTGCGATCCCGACTGCGGCCCATATTAACCAGTTATTCTTTTTCATTTTGAATAATTATAGGTGAAACAAAATGATTAATACAATACGCTAATTTCGCCGACCTTCTTTGCTGCTCTCTTTTCTTTTCGAACTGCTTTTCGTGTGGCGCGTTTTGCCTGGGCTGCTGCTTTTGCTTCCGGTGCGCGTTTCAATCCCTTAAAGATCTCTACTACTGATTGGGCACCTTTTACAAATTCCGGTTGGGCTGGTGCCATCTCGGTATCTGCAAAAAATTCGCTTTCGCTTTGCTTAATAGTTGGCCCAGCTTCTACGCTAGATCCGCGGCGGCGGCGCATAGAAGTAAAGATAAAAAACGCGGCGGCGGCTGCCCCTGCGATCAATAGAAAATTCACGGTGCTTTTTTTCATAATCTGAACTTAATACCTTTTTGGGCGTAATTAGTGTTAATTCTGTTTATTCGATCATCATCCAATTCACTATTTGCGGCTTCCGATAGTGTCCGTAGTCCACCTTCCGGAATACCAAAAAAATAGTTTTGCCGCTTTCCGTAGAATTGTACCAGCTTTAGATAGTCCGCATCATTTCGCGGTTCTTTGAGCTTAGTTTCTGCCAGGGCCTTGTCATCATCAAAACGGCTATATTTCCAGGCTTCGTGTATTGTGTCAGCTAAAGTTTTCCAGTAAAAATCGGGCTGCGTTGGCTTTACTTTGATCTGCGCTTGTGCTTCTCTTAGTGTTCGCTCGCGATCCCGGCTCTGCTGGGCTTCTTCTGCTGTTGGTACTACATTAAGGAATTGCAATACCTTCCTGCCTACCAGGAAAGCTACCACAACTCCCCCAGCGATTAGGGCTATATTGCCCCATTCTTTTGCTGTTGTCTTTGCCATTACTTACGCAACATTGATAGTAAAAAATTGATTTGGCCTTGATCCATTGCCGCCAGCTTTGCTAGATCATCCGGCGTTACTCCTTTGCTAAAAAGGGTTTCAATAGTCTTTGCGATATCATCCGGCTCTACTCCGGCTATTTGCTTTACTGGTGCAGGTTTCATAAAATTTCCGGCCATACTAGTTATGAAATTTACGATCATTGACTGGACTTGTGGCTGTTGCATAATTCCGGCTAATATGCTGCTAGGCGTTGCAGCTGGTTCTTCTTCCGGTTCTTCTTCCTCATCCCCTTCCATCTCTGCGATCCGTTCTGCGCGTAGTGCGCGGATCTCGGATAAAATTTCATTCATCGCCTGGTATTGCCCTGGCGCGGCTGAAACGGCCCCCATACTAGGGCTATGCAGCTGGAAAGTAACTCCGGCACCACTCTTTTTCGCTTTTGGGTTACTAGAATACAGTTTGACAAAATACACGTTATAATCGGTGTGTTCAATCTCTGCCAGGGCTTTACTTAATACCTGGTATCCTTGATCCTTATCCGATCCGGTGTAACCATCAGTAAAATACGCGTCATTTTCTTTGTTTCCGCGGAAAATCCGAAAAGCTGCCTCATCCTGGTTTTCATACCAGGATAAAACGGCCCCTGCGTTGCTTTTTTGTACTCCGTAGTTTGCCATTTTCTTAAATGTAATGGATACCGAAACAGAATGAAAGATTGGTGGTGTTGCCGGGTGCTGATCCGATTTGAACAAAGGATTTGTCCCAGGTTACCTTTTGGCCATTAAACTCAAACAGCTGCCGAACAAAAGGATCGGTGCTAGCTTGTGTTCGGTTTAGGTCAGTTAAAGGGATGCGATACAGATCCTGGCGATCATTAGCATAAAGTACCAGGAAAGATTTTTGAAGGATCGCAAGCGTTACTGGTGTGTTCCCGGAAGGTGTAACCGTAATGTTATTAGGGCTATAAACTGACATAGCCAGCAAGCTAGTGTACCGAAGTTTAGGCAGATCGGGAAAGCTCCAAATAGTACCAGTTTGGCCGGATACGGCGATACCAGTTACCGGGATCTCTACGAACTCGAATTTTTGCGCTTTGAAAGGCATTTTGCTTTCGTTGTATTGTTAAAAAATAGGGGTTCTTTGGGTTTGCCTTGCGGCGCGCAGCTTCCCCCATTCTGCGACTATTTTCGGCAATTAACGAACTGGCGTTACGTTTTGTGCCAAGTGTCCGCGCATAATCAATACCACACGGCTGTCAGATTGGATGGCTGCCAGTGCGCTTGGAATTTCGATTTGCAAGGTGTTTTGTTTAGATCCTACCATTACCCATCCTGGCTCTACTGGATAAAATCCAGAATCTGCGCCGGATTGCTGATCGCGATAGTTGATACCGGAGGTAGTGTAATCAGCGTTAGCTGCCTGCTGTGTCTGCGGTACATCGTAATGGCGATAGACATCGTAAGCAGGCACAATTTGACGATTATTTACAGTCAGCGACAAATTACCGTTGTAAAAGCTGTAAAGGCTAGTGGCGGCGTTTGAAGTTGTGAAAATAGACGCGTTAGGATAAGTTACCAGCTGAAAGTTGGTAGCTGTGCTGCTCGAAGGTGCTGCAAAACCGATAAACAAGCTAGAGCAATAAAAAGCATCTTGCAAGTTCAACAGCTTAGCTGTGCTGGGAGGGAGGCCCTGGCTGTTATCATTAACCAGGATAGGGAACTGATACAGCGTCTTTGTAGTGCTGAGTGTCAATTCCGTGCGGAGGTAAGATTGCGAAAGAACAGCTTGGCCGAGAGAAAATCCGGCTGACTGGATCGCATTTTTTGCCTTTTCAAAGGCGAGGCGGGTGCCGACAGTTGTTGCCATTTTTTTAGGTGTTCGGTTCGATTGCCCCGTTCCCGGCTATTGGTTAAAAATATAGGTGAAACAAAATGATTGCTATTTTCTTATTCCTCATCCTCATCCATACCGGCCATTACGGACAGATCATCACCTGCCATAACTTCGTCGCCAGCGATCACGGATAAGTTATCCGGTACTTCGCCAACAGTTACGGGAAATTCGATCATATCATCCGCTTGGCCCAGGGCTGGGATAAAAGATCCTACCAGGCCAGCACCACCAGCGGCAACCATACCGTTTCCGATTGCTTTACCCAGTTCGCCTTTGATCAAGCGAGGGAAAACAGCGGCACCCAGTACAACTACTCCGGCGTTTTTGATACGTTCATCCACATTCGGCAGCAATTTCTTTGCTACTAAACGGCCAGCGATAGCACCTGCGATGATTCCGAGGGTTGCTTGGATGTTTGCTTTTCCTACGGCCCCCATACGGCGGCGGCTGGATTTGCGGCGGCTGGTCTTGCGTTTGCGTCTTGCCATTTTTCTTTTTTTATATTGGTTTGTTACGTCCTAAATTGATTTTGTAATATGCGCGGATATTTCCTTTACTTTAGATTTCCAAAAATCTAAGTTTTTTTTGCTATAACTTTTTTCCGATTTAGTTGTAGAAAAATCGTATCTATATTTCCATACTCTCATTAATTCCATTGCATCTTTCAGTTGTTCTTGCCAAAATTCTTGGTTTAATTGTTTTGCCTTATCTATTCCGCTCATTACTCTACCCGGTACAATAGTATAACCGTATTTAAGTCGCTTTTTTTCCGTTCTTAAAATATCCTTTATTTGATCTTTTGTGCCTTTACTTACTTTCGGTGTGGCTTTTACGTTTAATTTTTGACCTTTCTTTGTTCGTGTATCTTTTCCGCTATTATATTGTTTTACTTCTTTGTGTAAATTCTGTAAAAAATCCTGGATAGTTTTTTTTACTTTTCTTTCATCACTAGCGGTTAATTTTCTTCTTTCCGATCCATCAATTTTGCCCCATAATTTTGTAGCTGCTGAATTTACTTCACCAGTTCTGCCATCAATGTTTGCAATCAAATCTCCCCCTGGTGTATTTTCTACTACCTGCAAAGTAACTGATCCATCTAGGTTATATTGGTTGTAAACTCTAAAACGTAAACCTAAAACAGATCCGGTAAAATCGACCGGAAGCGCGCCTATTTTACCGGGCTTTCTATTTACTTTTATTCCACTGATTACCCGGATATTTACATTATGGCTTTTCGTGTCTTTATGATACTCTCCAACCTTCCCTTTTTTACTAATAGCCCAGGCTTGCTTTACGGCTTGCGCTTGAGTCAGCTTCGGATTTTTTTTCCGCAGCTTTTTTGCTTCTGCTACTACTTTCTTAAACCGGGCCTGGTTTGCTTTCTGCTTTGCTGTCATCTCTTATTTTTTTCTCATTACAAAATATAGAACAGCTGCACCACCCAGGATCAGCGGCAGCATATTAGAACCAGTTGCGGCCTTAAACATAGGCGCAGGCGTTGCGGTTGTAGTTTCTTCAATATCTGCTTCGAGTTGATCTGCTACTTCTACCTGGGCTGCTTCTTTTGCTGCTGCTGGTTGCAGGGCCTTTTTTGCTAATTCCTGGGCCTTTTGATTAATAGCATCTTTTCCAATTTCCACTAGTTCCTCCGGCTCAATTCCTATTTTTTTCAATACTTCCGCAATTTTAACCAGTAATGGCGCGGCGGCGGCTGGCGCAGCTGCGGCGGCGGCTGGCAGCGCACCGATCGTATCATCCCCAAAAATTCGCTTTTTTGTAGATCCTTTTTCCCAGGCTTTTTTTAGCGCGTCAATCTTTCCGCCTGCGCTTTCCCAGAATGTCTGCAATTTGCTAGGCTGTCGATCCCAGGCCTTTTTTAATTTTACAGCTAGGTTAGCAAAATTTAATTTAACTAGTAGCAAAAATGCGTTGCGCATAGGTGCTGCCGATACTTTCAAAACTACTTTTGCGCCTTTTTTTAATACCTGGCCAGCTGTACGGCCTGCGGCCTTTCTTGCGGCCTTAACTTCAACCTTTGCTGCCTTCTTTGCTTCTTTTCCTTTTGCAGCTTTCTTTGCCTGCTTTGCCTGCTTTAGTGCGGCCTTTTGCGCAGCTGTTGCTTTTCCTATTCCGGATACTGTATATAGTGCCATTCTTTTATCCTTTGCGTATGTGTATGGTTTTTTATAGTCGAATGTTGATAATACCGGATCAATCCAAATTTCTTTTTTAGTACCAGGGTGCATAACTACAAAAACGTGTCCGGGCTGCGGATCGAATGTTTTGTAACTAGCAAAACGGTATGCAAAAGGTACTCCCAGCTGTTGCAAAACTCCACCAGCAAACAGAGAATAGTGTTTGCAATCGCCGTGGCCCTGGGCTAGTATTGCGGCTGGACTTTTTACTGTCTGCTTATCCCCTGGCTCAATAATGTAACGAACATTATTTTTGAGAAAATCAAACAGTTTTTTTCCAGTCTGTTTTGGGTTTGATCCCTTAAAAAAAAGAGCTATTTTTTTATACTCCGGTTTGTATTTTTCGTGAGATGTTGTTATCGCACTAATAATATCCCCGGTGCTTTGATCCTCTACTATTTTTCGTTCCTGGGCTTGGTAGGGGTTCAATCTACCCAGGATCGCGCCTACATTCACAGAGTTTTACTTTCTTCTATTGGTATATTGATTCCATCCACATTTGCCGTTCCGGAAAATCGTACCTGGATCGTACCGATCGGCTGGGTTAGTAATTGTCTTACAGATTGGAATACCCCCACCCCACTAGGCCGGGCGGTTACCTTCACAATACTTTCGCTGTTTCCGGTGATAACTTGATCACCAAAACTGCTAACATTCGCCAGGTACTTATCATTCACAAAAACTGATCCGCTAATTGATTTTAACGTGATCCGCTGGTTGGTTGGATTTTGTACGGCGATTTCGACAGTAACAGTTGGCTGTAAAATAGTGCCGCTAGGCTTTACGCTGCGAAGTAAAAAAATCGCCTTTTGGCTGAAACTATACCGGGCTAGGAAATAAAGCGCGGCTGCGCCACCCACTACCCAAAAAATTGCTTTTTTCAATCGGCTAGGTTTTTGATCCCCTAGCATTACAAAAGTTGGTATCACGAATATACGCCGCCCATAACATACATTCCAAAAATATCTATCTACTATTAGTTTTTGCCCCTTGTGTGACTGTTTGGGCAGGCCCACATAGGGGCAAATTTACATAAAATAGTTGATATTTCCTACAAAATGCAGGTGGATTTTATCCACACTAACCATTTTGTTTCACCTACATTTCTATAAAATGTACAGAATAGGCCGTTTTTGGCCGATTATTACAGTCTGTAATAGTTTGTGTTGGTTTTTGTGTTGCAGGGCCGTAATGGGCAAAAAAAAGGGCCTAGCGGTGATCCGCCAGGCCGTGTACCAAACTACTGTATATGCTACGAGCTACCGAATGTACTATTTTTTTACATTTACTAGCCATTTTCTGCCGGAAAATTGCCCGGTTTTTTGATCGTACCAGTTTATGTACCAGGCACCGGATCGCCGGGCGTAGCTTTCAAAGCTGTACGGCGTTGATATATTCCGATACTTTCTAGGCTTCTTTGTGCCAGGTTGAAAAAATATAGTTGCGCTTTTTAGTGGTGTTGCCATTTTTACTTATTTTTGTTTTGAAACAAAATGGTTGTGTTTTATACCAATCGTTTGTCCTGGGCCGGATCTTCCGGCCCTATTTATTTTTTACCGTTTTTGAATGTTTGTTGTACTGTCATTTCGTATGGGATCTGCTGCCACTTGCCATCGTAATTGAAAATAGCGATCGGTTCAAAATCCTCACTGCTTCTCAAAAATTTTGGCTTCAGCACAAATTGCCTGGCCTCCTTATTTTTTTCAACTATTAGTGTGGACTGCGCCCAGCGATCAGTATTAGATCCCAGGTGGCCCAGCGTTTCACCCTGGCCTTTCGATAAGTGCAATACTCCGATCAGTAAAATGTTGTACTGCTTTGTGATCAGCTTAAACCAGTTTGTTAGCTTCCGCGTTTCTACTTCATCGTTGTAATTAAGGCATAAATCCAAAAATCCATCCACTACCAGCACACTACATTTTGGCGTTATATCTAGGTAATGCCGGATCAGCGCGCGGATCTTTCCTGGGCCATCTTCCCTTGTGTTAAATGCGTCTAAGGTGCTGGGGTATTTTTCCAGGTTGCCTAGCGTCTTTATCCTGGTCATTTGCCTATGGAAATCAAAACGGCTGCTCTCGGTATCAAAATAGGCCACTATTGGCCGATCCTCCGGCGGCTTTAGTTTAATTCCAAAAGTGTCTTGGTAGGCTGGTAAAAATGCGCTGGCTATGGTTGCTGATAAATATGTAGATTTTCCGGCCTTTGCCTGGCCGCTATAAACAACATAATTTCCGGCTGTGCCTATTGTTTTTCCGGCGATGGTTAGTATAACATCCTCCGGCGGTGGTATATCCCCAGGGTTAAACATCCTAGATAATAGCACCTCTGTTATATCGTTTGTCATAGCAATAAAAAAGGGCCTTTCGGCCCTGGTTAATTAATACCTATTCATTAGGTGGCAATAAATGAGGGCTGCTAGTAGTGCTAGGGCTAAATGTAGCCCCGGACTACTCGCCAATTTGTATAGTCGGTTTTTCATCCTCTTGTGTATTTAATTTTTCAATAAGGATTTTTGCAGCTTCGATTGCGGCATCGTATGGACTTACCAGGCGGCCCCGGATCGTTAGGCCATCTTTTTTCTGCGCTAGTGATATGTAGGTAGGCAGCAAAATAACGGCGTAAAATTCTAGCTTAGTCATTCCTGGAATGGGTGCCATAAGGCGGCCCAGGTTGTCTTGTGCCACTTGTGGTGGAAAGGCTGGTTGGTTGTGATAGTTGATCATCGTTTGTGTTTTTATCGTTTTTGTAAAGGTTGCAAAAGTTTTTTTATCAAGCGCGTGCGGTCGCGATCGGCCCGATCAAATATGTAAATAAATAATTCACTAATTGCCAGTAATAGTAAAATGAATAGATAAACTAGCATAATAAAAGGGATCATCAGCCACAATAAAACGCCGCTAAGAAAATCAGCTATTTGTTTCATCAAACAGCTTTTTTAGGTGATCGTGTTGACGCTGGTATTCATCTATGCTGTCCTCTATTAGCGTTTTCAATTCCATATCTAATTTGAATGGTACTGTGTCCTGGTCAATCGGTAGGACTGTTCCATCGGAAAGGGTTACAAAGGTTTCCACCTTGCATCCTTCGATTTGCTTTGCGATCCAGCGTAGGTTAATGATTTTGCGATCTAACATCGCTAGGTGTGGTAGGATCTGCGTAAGATCCGAAAAAATAGATATTTGCATAGTTGCATTTATTAGTAAATAATCGTTTGTCATCCCGAAATTGGGATAAATTTTGATACTACCAAAAAAAAGTTCAACTATTTTTTGCGATACCAATCGCTAGAATCCCCAAAAAAAAAAGAGGTAGGAGGATAGGCACCCCAGTAAATATGGCTTTGAAAGCGTTTTGGCGGTTGATCCATCCCCTTCGAAACATTGCGTATTTAGGCTGGCTTCCTAGTGTATTGGCTAGAAAATTGTATCGCTGCTTAAAATAGGCATCAAACAGCTTTTTTTCCGGTACCTGGGCCGCTGCCTGGATTGCCTGGCTGTTACTGATCACCGGGCGACCTAGATCGGCTAGGCTGTCGCGTAGGTGCTTATATGCCCTGCCTTGGCCAGATCCCCAGGCGGCCTCTGTTAGTGCTACTGCTACGCTGTCAGGTAATTCCGATCCGCGCACAGTTTTGTAAAATTCAAAGATAAAACGGCCTACTTCATCATCAGTCATTTTCACAAATCTAGCGTGGGTTACTGGCGTGATTCCGACTTTTGCGGCTAGTTGCTTAAAGGTACAGAAGGTTACCCCCTTATTAGTGTGTATTCCACCAGGATAGCAACTGGCGGCTGTATCTCGTGGATCGCTGCTAGTTTTTCCCTCCCAGCGTAAAACGTGCTGGGTGTATTTTTTCCAAATTGGGCTAGACGAAGTAATGGCCATTTTTTACTCGTTGTTATAGTCTTTAGCTACTCCCAGGCCTAGTCCGGTAGTAATTGCGGTTACTCCCTCAATAATGCTACCTTTCAAAATAAGGGCTACTCCGCTGATCACGGATGCGATACCAAAAAATGTGGTTTTCCAGTTTTTAGGTTTTTTTGCCATTGTTACTTTTTTATGTTTTCAGCAATATAGAATACTTTTTCCTCGATCCTGGTCAGTCGTTCTGCCAGGTCGCGGTTGTTGTTCAGTTCCCTTTCCAGCTGCTTGATCCTAGTATTAAGAGATCCCCATACCAGGCCCAGGCCGAAAATTCCACTAACTATTTGTACTAGTGTTTCGCTGCTCATCGGCTTCTGATACTTTGTATTTGATAGTTCCCCAGGCCTGCCATACGGCGGCTGCGCTTTCTAGGTTGGCAATTAGTCCGGATTTTACTGCCTGGTCTAATACTTGCTGGATCAGTTCTACTTCGTTTGTCATTTTATTTTAGATTATGGTTATACCTAGTTGTGTGGCTGACCAGTTCAAAATCCAGGTATTTGCGTCCGGATCATTATTCCAGTCCTGGTAGTCCTGGCCGTCTAATTGCTGGTTTCCCTGGCTTAATTGCTGATCATCCGCGCTTAATAGCTGGTAATATGTAGTCGCGTATGTGTCAAGATCATCGTACACCGTTACCAAGCTAAATTTAGTGGCGGTTTGCACCTGGCCAGCGTTCCAAATTTGTATAGGTTGAATATCTACTGTCATTTTATTTTAATTTAATGTAACGAGATCCAGTTACTACCGTCATATACGTTTAATCTACTGTTAGTAGTATCATATACCATCAATCCGGTTGCTGGACTTACTATGG